ACAATTTCGTCAAAACTTTGGATAACGTTTTTAGGCGGCAAGTCCACTACGGTAAGCTGATAATCAATAGGCGTAACAGAGTATCGATTTGACCGATTAATTGCTTTAATCCAATAATGATAGATACCGTCAAAATCAACTTTATATTTATAACTGTTACCTGTTATATTTGTTTCTATCAGCTGCCCATAATCAAATGTCCATCCTTCTCTAATCTCAAAACCAACCACATCATTTTCAACTGCTCTATCCCAATACAATTCTACATACTCACCATTCTGCTGTACGATAAAATTTTTTACGTCTTGCGGTTCCATTAGAGCGTATAGACTACCAGATGCTTCATCCGAATAAAATCCTGCGGTACTTACAGCCTTAATTATGATTTTTACATTACCACCATCTGCGGGACGAAATTGATATTTTGTTTCTTTGGTCTGCGTTAACTTTATGGCATCCTCCCACGTCCAGCCATATCGCACATCATAATAGGCAAAATCTAATTCTGATATGCCAGTCCATTCCACATTGATTAAAGACCTATCATTTGTATCCTGTGTAACTATTATGTTTGTGACAGTTGCAGGGTTTAGGTCGTATATTGCTACTCGATTTGCAGGATATTGACTATACTTACCACTACGATTAACCGCCTTAATCCAGTAACTATATTCGCGTTCTTGGTTGATTCTGACGTTATATTCTAATCCAGCAAGACCAGTGACAACTAGACTTCCAGCATCCCAACTCACACCTTCGCGAATTTCAAAAAATGCTAAATCGCCATATATAGCATTTTCCCATCTTAAATGTAAAAGGCTGTGGTCACTCATGTCCTGTGATATCGTAAAGCCTGTAACATCTCCAGGTTCAATCATGACCGTAACAGATATGCTTACAGCATTTGATTCATATCCTGCAACGGTTTTAGCTTTCACCGTAAATTCATAGGTTCCACTTTCAGGAATCGCATAAATGTATGTGGTCTCTTTTGTAAAATATGATTGTGCTCCACACGTGATAACGTAACCTACAATATCATGACCAGCAGGGGCAACCCAAGATAGGATTAACTTACTACGATCGCTATTATCTTGGGGAGCTTGTAGGTTTGTAGGTGCATCGGGACGTAATGTTATTTGTAATCGTTTCTCCGCTGCCTGTAGGCTTTCATAGCCAGCGGTATTCACAGCCTTTATCATAAAATTTTGGCTACCTTCTGTCGTCAGTGTATGGGTATAGGTTGTCGCTTTTAAATGCGTAGTGATCAAGGTTGCCGTTGACCAATCATCACCTACCCTTATTTCATAATAAGAAATGTTATCTTGACTAGCTATCCAATTAAAACCCAAACGACTGCGGTCAGTATCTTGGATGATAGCGGAAAAACCAGCAACTTGTGCTGGTTCAATGGTTATGTTTATTGTTTTAGTTGCTGGAACACTTGACGGATTACCGCTATTATCAATTGCTACCACACTAAAAGTATGTTGCCTACTACTTGTCGCCGTGCAAGTATACCTAGTATCCGTAATTGGTGTAGGGGTTAGGATTGTGTTACCTTCCATTAACCTGTAACCGCGTAGGTCAATATCAGTGACAGCGGGCCACAATAGATTGACTTTTGTACTATCTGTTGGATCAATGGCGGCTGTTAAGTTTAGTACGTCTGACGGTGGCTGGTCTTTACCAGTGATATAAATCGTATCAGATTCTACTCCATCAGAAGCAATGCCCATCCTATTTACAACCTTAATGCGGATATTATAACTAATGCCAGTCTTTACATTATCTACAATAAAAGTTCCGTCCGAATTTGTTTTTCCTACATTTGACCAAGACAATCCATCGTCAGTACTGTATTCTAATCTTGCCTCGCTAAAGTTCCCATAGTCGGGTAAAGTACATGCCCCAGTAATATAGGATACTATCGTGCCATCAGTTTGACGGTAATAAACTTGTGCGAGTTGGATATTTGATACGTCAGGCGGTGCCGTAGTTGGATTCACAAGTTTAGTTATATTTATGACTGGGGCAACGCTGCCCATTGTGTCACCGTATAAATTAGGGTTATATTCTTGCATGACCATTGTAATTTTATTTTCCTGCGGCTCGGTCATTTGCATAATGCGGTAACGTTTATAGGTTAGTCCTGGTTCCGTTACCTCGGTAATCGGATTCCATATCCCTACCACATCACCAATAGAACGATTTAAAGCCCTCTTATTTGTCGTGTATTGTATCCACTCAGGGCAGGTTTGAGCTTTATTCAAGTGAAACCACGCTTCACGGCTTGCCTGTTCAAAGTTATTAATTCCATAAATTGATATTTTCTTAGTAAGTGGTGTTTTATTGCGAAATTGGCTTGTTTCTCCTGGTAGTTGTACCCTATCAGCTTGCGCTACAACTTTTGTATATTCGTAAGTGGGATCAATATACTCTATTTGTAGCCGTTCAACATCTTCTTCATTGTCTTGCCACCATGTCTCAATACTCTCATCCGACTTAACTTTAAATACTTGGCTTACTAACTCGGGCTTGTCAACTAAAATACCATGTAATCCCCGCTGATAAGTTCGGTAGCTCCTACAAGTTATCAATATTTCATCTAGCCAGTCTTGCCTACTTTTCTTTTCATCCATGATCATATTAAACGTAAATCGTTTCTTACCATTGACCAGCTCATCATAATAATAGGAAGCATTAAGGAATACTCGAAGATCATTTTCAGTAATAGACATTCCACAAGCATCTATACTCGTCATAAAATCAAGAACACACCATGCGGGATTGTCTGACCAATCTTCGTAATAGGCCGTTGGAGAAGTATAAATTTTAACGATACGACCTTCTACTATGGCAGTAACATTATAGTCACCATTAACTTTTTCACTTGCTGTAGCCGTAATCGCCAAATATGCATCATATTTTAGGCCGCCAACAACCTTGGCTTTATCTTCTTGTGTTGCACCTGTGACACGACTATCAATTAGCTGCTCTCCGTCTCCTAAATATGCAGTATAATTACAGCCTTTTAGACCAGTCTGCATAACTTTTTGTGATAAAAAATTTATAGGGTTATTATAACAATTAATACTCGCTGTACCTTTTTTTAAATCTCTACATGTCCTACTACCATAAGCTGTTGTTGCTACAAAGCCATCCCTTGTATTAATCCAATTACAAACATCTTGAACGGTTTGATTTACCGTAAATCCATGCAAAGCATTCATTTCATCATCAGTATTTGTAGCATGTACTATAATTCCACTACCACTAAGCGATATGTTAGTAATAGAGCAACGGGCAGTTGAATGTTTGGTATTAACCACTGTCATTAATACAATGCCTTCTAGTACTTTTTCAAAGCCATTATCATTTAGCCGCACGTCACTAAATCCTTTTATTTTACCAACACCAAAACTAACTATTTTGTGTTGTACCGTTCCAGGATCACTTGCCCAAATCATATTACCAGCACATTTTACCTTACCATATGGCAATGCCATTACCATTCCAGAGTTTGTTTGAGTTTGGAGCGAACCAAATGAGTATGTAGGGCTATTACTTTTTGTTTTTGGGCCGAATAATTTATTTGTTATCGCGCTAATTGCAAAGCTTACTACTGCCTTGACAAGAAAGCTCACTACCGCTGCTGGCATCTATACACCCCCTCTATACGGCTATTAATGCTCATGCGTGACTTTTGCAAACCCGCTTCCAACATGCAATCTACGATTTCATCGTTACCAATATAAACAGCAGGATGTACTAAACCAAAAGGCAACCTAATTAATAATAGGTCGCCTTTTTCTATATCTTCTAATTCAATCATTTTTAAATGTGTTTTAAACATTGTTCTCATAAACTCGCCTAAATTATCTGGCCAGTCAAAGCGAGGTAAGTTAGGATACATTTGATAAACAGGCAACATACACCCTAATGCCTTGCCATTGTCATCAAGGTGCTTATATGATACTCCAGTTCCAACCATTTTAATTAAATCATCAATTGTCATGTTCGTATTACCATTTGCTTTGGTACGCTAGGGTGACCACCATAGCGAGTAACATTCCCACGTTGAATACAAGCTGCCATAGTACCATCACATGAAGGTAATGAACTTGTAGCCCTACATCGGTTATCCGCACCTTTATAAACAAACTGGCAAGTAGGGCCATAATCCATATTAGGAGCATCTTGGCTAAAATCCACGGTGTCACGTTCTACCACACAACTAAACTCTGCCATGGTAGTTTTTAAGCTATTAAGTATTCCTTCAAATAACCATACTGCGCCTTCTTCTAAATGATCTAGGTACACCTCTTGAATAACGCATTTCTTATATTTGAGTGCCTTTCCATTATTAGCAATATAAGCGGCCCATTCTTTCCACCGATTAGACAACGTTAATGGTACTTGCTCCTTATCACCCTCGACCGTTGTTTTAATCTCTCCTCTTTTTATCTCAGCGGATCGATAAACATTGCCCTCAAAAGTTAAGTCTTGGTTGTCATTCGCCACGAATCGAAAAATGTCAGTGCCATTTCCATAGATGGTCACTAACATTCTAGGAATTATCTCTGCCGATGCAGTTGCTGCTTCTAATTCTGGGCTCATTCCTTTACTCACCTGACATCACCTGCACAATCGGTACGCTAAAAGTCTTATACCCTAATTCGTTAATTTTAAAATCAAGTTTATCAGTATCAAATCTGACTATGTACCATAAATCGTTACCACCAAGAGGCCTTCCATTTTCATCTTGTTTTTTCCATTGCCAGTTAAATGCTCTAAATTTTCCTTTTTGAGCAATAAAAAAAGACCTCATTGTTTCAAAGGTCGTGGGTGTTTTTTCAAAATCAAGTGTCCATGAATTGCGCTCAATTGATTGCATACAAGCCCTTTGTTCATGTGCCGTATACTCTCCATCTACTTCGGTCTTAAATTCAACTGCAGAAGCATGAGCGCGGTTATATTTTATTGTGAAGGTATCCATTGTTAGAGCCCCCTTTCAAAAAAGGTAGAGAGCCATTATGGCTCTCTATAAAGAGTTTATACAATTAATCACTTTCTGTTCATCTAATATCATAAAGTCTTGACTACCATCTTTACCAGCTGGATACATAGCCGGTGAAATAACTCTTTCGAATACTAAGTCCCACATAACTTCATTTGCTATTACTAAGAGTTTAGTATCTACATCAACTAGATCGGTTATCTCGTTAGATTTATTTATAAAACAATCTAGCCCACGCTGAATATCCATGATATCCACATTATTACTGTATCCTTTTTTCTTGTTAATGATAACACCTAGAACTACCTTACGAATTTCTTGTTTATCCATAAAAACCACCTCCTATTTTAATCTTTTTCTACAATTATTTACCAAATACCTTTTTCGTTTTTCAAGACTATTTAACTGCATCTTTAACAGCTGCTCTCATACTTGACTCTCTACCCATGGCATTGCGAATTTCAGCCTTAATATATGGGATGGAATTTTTTATTTCCGCCATTACCGAGGAATCTTGTTGACCTGTAAAATTCTGAGTTATATTTATAGTTTGGTTACTCGTTGTACTGCCTGATCCAGCACCTGTGCCAGATGCTGATCTTCCAAGCATATTTAAATTTGGTATGATTGTTCCGCTTGTATCAGGTATAAATAACTCTGGTCGTTTTTCTCCGACGATATAAGGTTGCCCTGCCTTAACTGGGCCACCGAACTCTCTCACCCCAACATTTTTATCTGTCCAACCTGTGCTTTTAGTTCCACCGCTACTGCTACCACCAATATTAAACATGCCACCAAATAACTGTGTGAAAATATTAGTCTCTGCACTAATGGAAAACATCTTAGCGACGACCTGGTCAACGAATTTAAACCACATATCTTTTAAAACATCGTGGCCCGACTTAGTACCTGTGATTAGTGCTGCTATTGTAGCGTTATTGGCATCAATTTTATTTTGCTCTAATTGTTTTTGTCTTTCGGCAAGGTTGTTGTCGAGGGCTAGGACATCGGCATTGTATTTTTGTTGGAGTTTTTTTTGCTGTTCTAATTCTTTATCCGTATCCTGCGTTTTTGTTTGCAAGTTAGCCTTGTTAATTTCAGCAATTCTATCATTTGACGCTTTTACATCAATCTCATATTGCTTTAAAAGAATAACCTTCTCATCATACTCATCAGATTGTAATTTACTTGCAGTATCTCCTTGCCAATCACCGATCCTATTCATTGCTTGCTTATGTCGCAACTGCTCCGCCTCAATTTTAAGATTAGCAGTAGCAAATTCCTGATCACCATTTATCTTAGTAAACGAGCGATTTAATTGTTTTTCAGTATTTGAATTAATAAAGTCTCGTAATGCTTTTTCATCATTATATCTTTTAGCAGAACCTTCTGCATCTAAATTAATTTCATCTTGTATTTCTTT